GATTTCTTGGAGAGCGTAGTTTTGAAGCTGAAATAACAACACCACTCCATGCTTTTAAATTTTTATTAGCAAATTTTCCTCATTTGGAACGACACATGATGGAGCAAAATTATTGTATTAAAGTCGGTAAAAATGAGATTAATGAGACAGAATTATTTAATCCGATAGGTCAACAGGAAATAAAAATAGTACCAGTAGCAACAGGTTCTAGAGGTTTTACAAGAATATTAGCAGGAGCAGCATTGATTGGTTTAGCTGCATTTACAGGTGGAGCAGGAGTAGGATTTTCGGGTTTAGCTTTTAGTGCAAATCCAATAGTTCCTTTAGCAAGTGCAAGTTTTGGATCAGTGGCATTAGCAGCAGCAGGAAACTTTGGTATTTATTTAGCATTATCTGGAGCAGCACAGATGCTCACTCCTGTTCCTACACCTCCAGGAGTTTCTGAAGATCCACAATCTATGAACTTTTCATTTAGTGGAGTACAGAATACATCAAGGGCTGGAACTGCTTTACCTGTAATCTATGGCGAAATATTTGCTGGTTCTCTAGTAGTATCAGCAGGAATTGATACAGTACAGATAAAAGGTACAGCATAAATGGGAATTGTTAATCGCTCGGAAGATGATGTAGTAGTAGATTCTTCGCTACCCTCTGATGCCCTATCGAGTAAACAATTTGCAACTATTGTTGATGTTCTTAGTGAAGGAGAGATTGAAGGCTTTCCGTCAGCAGCAGCATTTACAAAAGGTACAGCTAATTACAATACAGCAGCATTAAAAGACGTTTATTTAGGAAAAACTCCAGTATTAAGAGCTAGTGCCGATGCAACTGCTACACAACCCACAGATTTTAATTTTAAAGATGTAGAGTTTGAACCTAGATTTGGAACGTCAGATCAAACATTTATTTCTGGTATTGCTAATATTGAGTCTGAAACAGGTGTAGGGGTCAAGGTAGAAAACGGTACTCCAGTATCACGACAGATAACAAACACAAATGTAAATGCTATAAGAGCAACTATAAGATTTAACTCTCTTCAGAGTTTTGCTACGAATGGAGATGTTAATGGTGCAACTGTAAATTTAAAAATAAAAATTATTCAAAATAATGGAACGACTACAACACCCATAGATGATACTGTAACGGGAAGAAGTTCTTCTGCATATAACAGAGATTATCGAATTGATCTTCCTACTGGACTCAATTTTCCTATAACAATAAGTGTTGAAAGAGTAACAGCCGATGCTGCTGATGCAACAAAACTAAGAGATGAATTTTTCTTTCAATCTTTTACTGAAATTATTGATGAGCAAAGACCATATCCTGACATTGCTCATGCAGCATTAAGGTTTGATTCGCAACAGTTTTCATCCGTTCCAAGCCGGATGTATAAGGTTCGTGGAGTAAAAATAAAAATACCTCATAACGGAACTGTAGAAGCTGCAACAGGAAGAATAACTTATACAGGAACATTTAATGGAACACTTACTACAGCTAAAGTTTGGTGTTCTGATCCAGCTTGGATATTATTCGATTTATTGACAAATGTTAGATACGGATTAGGAGATCATATTACTGAAGCTCAACTAGATAAATATGCGTTTTATAGTGCTTCTGTTTATTGTTCTGCTCTAGTAGATGATGGAGCAGGAGGACAAGAACCTAGATTTAGCTGCAATACAATTCTTCAAGCAAGACAAGATGCTTACGAAGTTGTAAATTCTTTGACCTCCATAATGAGATCCATAAGTTATTGGAACGCAGGATCTCTTACGATTTCACAGGATAGACCCACAGATCCTAGCTATCTATTTAATTTATCAAATATAAGTTCTGGAGGTTTTGGCTATTCTGGTACAAGTTTAAAAACAAGAGCAACTGTCGTTTCTGTGTCTTATTTTGACATGGAAAACCAAGAGTTAGATTTTGAAACTGTAGAGGATGTAGCAGCAAAAAATAAGTATGGAGTTTTACATAAAAAAATTACTGGTTTTGGTTGTAGTTCTAGAGGCCAAGCTGCAAGATTAGGAAGATTTTTGTTATTTGAAGAGCAAAATTCTACTGAAACTATTAATTTTACTACTGGTTTATCAGAAGGAGTTATCGTAAGACCTGGGCAAGTTATCGAAGTAAGCGATCCAGTAAGAGCAGGGCTAAGAAGAGGAGGCAGAATAAAATCAGCGACAACCACGACTGTAACTGTAGATAATACAGATGATACAGATTTAGATGCTTCAAACAGTCCAACGCTTAGTGTTATTCTTTCCGATGGATCGGTAGAAAGTAAGAGTGTAACAGGGATCTTAGGTGCAGTAATTACGATAGATTCTTCTACTCCATTCAGTTCTGCTCCTAATGCAAATAGTATTTGGATTCTACAAAATACAACTTTACAGACTTCTCAATGGAGAGTTGTAAGTGTGACTGAAGATAAGGACAACTATGCAATTATTGGAACGGCTTATAACTCAGGAAAGTTTGCATTTATTGAAGATGGATCAACTTTACCTGTTAGAAACGTAACGATACTAAATGCACTAAAAGATGCTCCTACGATTGATAGTGCAACTCAGTTTTTCTATGTAGAAGATCAAAAAGCAAAAGTAAAAATTATTCTTGATTACCAAGCTGTTCAAGGTGTAAGTCAATATCAGGTGCAATATCGTAAAGATAATGGAAACTTTGTTAGTACTATTGTTAACGGAACTGACTTTACAATATTTGATGCTAGTGAAGGTGACTATGAATTTAGAGTATTCAGTTTAAACGCAGCACTAGAAACATCAGCAGAACCTTCTACTCTTACCAAAACATTCTCTGGAAAGACTGCTGTACCAGGAGATGTTACAGGAGTAAGTGCTGAACAAACAGGAGGATTTGTACGTCTTAAATGGAATAAATCTACTGACCTCGATGTTACTCATGGTGGATTTGTTTACATTAGACATGACAGTTCTAGAACCGATGGAACTGGTACTTTTGAAAACGCTGTAGATTTAATAGAAGCTGTACCTGGAAACTCAACTGAAGCTGTAGTCCCTGCAATTACTGGAGAATACATTCTCAAGTTTCAAGATGATGGTGGCAGATTCAGTAGTGGAGAAGGAAGTGCTGTTGTAACCATTGCTGATACTTCAACTAGCTTATTAGTACAAACAAGAAGGGAAGATTTAGATACTCCCAAGTTTCAAGGTGTAAAAGTTAATACTGCTGTAGATGAAGCTACAGATGCTCTTAACTTGGCTGGTGTTGGTTTGTTTGATGATATTGGTGGCAGTATTGCAGGAACATTTGACAATGTTGCTTCATTGGATGATATAGGAGGAAGCTCACCTTCTGGAACGTATGATTTCAAAGATACCTTAGATTTGGGTGCTATATTTAGTCTTGATTTAGTAAGACATTTTAAAACTGAAGGTTTCTTCCCATCAGATTTATTTGATGCAAGACAATCTGCCTTCCCCACTACTGGTAATTTTGACGGAACAGAGGCTAATGATGTGGATGCTCAGTTGTTTGTACGAAGAACACAAGATGATCCTACCTCTGGTTCTCCTACTTATACATCTTTTGAACCTTTTTCAAGTGGTACATTTAAAGCAAGAGGTTTTCAATTTAGAACAGTTCTTACAAGTACCGACCCAGAGCAAGATATTAGAGTATTTCAATTAGGATATACTGCTAAAATAGAGGCTAGACAAGAGATAAAAACAAATATCACTCAAAGTGCAGCAGCCACAGCATATACTTTTGACAATACATTTTTCACTGGAACGGCAGCTTTGTTAGGGGCTAACAGTAATCTACCATCAGTAAATATAACGGCACAAAATTTAGCTTCTGGTGATTATTTTGTAATAACAAATCTTTCTGGAACGGGATTTACAATAGATTTCAAGAATAGTTCTAATGCTTCGATTGGTAAGAATTTCTCATATACGGCTGTCGGTTTTGGAAAAGGATAGTACAATAAGATCAATGTTACTTTTCAAAAATGGCTAGACCAGGATCGACCAATAGCGTAACGGGTAATAATTACAATACTGATAACGGAACGGGTGCTGCTGTCCGTACAAAACTTAACGAAATATTTACAGCATTAAGGACTTTAAGTAGTGCTAGTGGAGATCCATCAGGAGCAGCAAACTTAGCTGTTTATCAACCTCATATTGATACCTCAAGTAACTTATTAAAGATAGCAACGGCAGTTTCGGGTGATACTGGTACGTTTAAAACGATAGGAAATATCAGTTTAGATAATTTAGGTCATGTTGTAGCAGCAACACCTACGATGACAGGTGATGTAGCAATGAACTCTACTGGATTCTTAAAAATTCCAGTTGGAACGGATGCACAGCAACCTGGACAATCTAGTCAACCAGCAGCAGCAATAGGACAATTTAGATATAACTCAGATCAAAATAGATTTGAAGGATATAAAAATACAGGTTGGGGAGAGCTTGGTGGAGGTGCTGGAGCCACTGGAGGAGGTACAGATCAGGTATTTGTCGAAACAGGTCAAACTATTACAGAAAATTATCAATTAAGTGCTGGTAAAAATGCGATGACGGTATCGCCTACAATAAATACAGGTAAAGAAGTAATCGTGCCAACTGGTGCAACTCTTGTTATTCTTTAATTATGAGCTTAGAACTATCAGGAACAACACCAGCGATTAAAGGAGTAGCTGGATCTGTGTCCGCACCAGCGTTAACTGGTGATGATGCTGACACAGGCATAAGTTTTCCTTCCGCTAATACCATCAAGTTTTCAACTAACGGTGTTGAAAGAATATCAATAACTGACGCTGGAATTTCTGGAACTGGAATATCTGCTGGTGGTAAATTTGCTAGTTATGCAGTAATTTGCGATCAGAAAACTGCTGGAACATCAGGTGGTACGTTTACTAGTGGGTCTTGGAGAACAAGGGATTTAAATGCTGAATTAGCTGATGCTGATGGAATTGTAACTATAAGTAATAATAAATTTACATTGCAAGCTGGTACTTATTTAGTAATAGCTCAAGCACCAGCTTATAGAGTTGATAGGCACATGATTAGACTGATGAATGAGACTGACGGAACAGCCGTAGAATATGGTTCTGGTGAATATACTTATAGTCCAGATGCAGTACAAACTCGTTCTTTTTTAAAAACACGTTTTACTATTAGTGGAGCTAAAGAATTTGAAATATCACATCGTTGTCAAACTTCGCACACCACTGAAGGGTTTGGTGTACAACAAAATTTTTCATTTACAGTTCCCAACGAACAATACACTTTTGTTGAAATTTATAAGGAGTCTTAATTATGGCGATAAACTCAGATACAGACATTAATTTAGCTTTATTACAGTTAGGAAAAAATGCTAATCGTTATAGACTAGATCAAAACGTAGTTCCCCATAAAATTATTGAATGGGATTCTGCTAACAGCGATTCACAACCTACAGATGATGAATTAAATACTGCCTACACAGCATGGAAAGCAGCAGAGGAATATAAAATTAACAGAGCTAACGAATATCCAGCTATTGTAGATCAGCTAGATACGATTTATCATAGTGGTGTGGCTGGTTGGAAAACTGCTATCAAAACTATTAAAGACAAATATCCTAAACCATGAGCAAAATATCACTAAAACACTCAGGCGGTAATGTTGTTTCACTCAACGCTCCAACCAACGCTCCAGGGGCAGCAGATGTAGCTTTTAAACTACCAAATGCCGATGGATCGGCTGGTCAGTTTATGAAAACTGATGGGTCTGGTAATTTATCTTTTGATACTGTTGCGAGTAACAATACTTGGGTTAAGTTAGCGACAACAACAGTCTCAAGTGATGTTAGCACTGTAGAATTTACTGATTCAATCTCAGGTGCTTTTGATACTTATAAAGTATATGCACTTTCAATAACGCAATATCGGGCTGTAGTAGATAACCATGAAATATATGCAAGAATTAAAGATTCTAGCGGAAGTTATACTTCAAGTAATTATCAATTTCGTAGAATGACTGACCAAGGAAATTATAACAGTGATAATCAGAACAAATTTGCTTTAACTTACAACGGAGTTGGTAATGACACAAGTAATGGAGGAGCAAATATTGATGAAGATGCTCATAGTCTTATGTATATGTATAATTTTGTAGCTGGTAGAAGATTTCAGTTCCGTTATGAAACAGTTTTTGTTGATAACTCAGGTTCTTTTAGATATCAAACTGGTGCTGGCGGTGTAAGAGTAAGCACTGCAACAACAGGAATAACATTATATGCTGCAACTGATAATATTAGGGCAGGTATATTTACTTTATACGGGATAGTAACATGACACGTTATCACAATATTAATGGCGAAAAAATTGCTTTTACAGCAGACGAAGAAACAGCAAGAGATGCTGAAGAAAAAGCATATGCTACAGAACTGGCTGCTAGTCAATATAAATTTTCTAGAGAAGGGGCTTATCCAAGTATTCAACAACAGTTAGATATGCAATATTGGGATAGCGTTAATGGTACAACAACATGGAAAGATGCTATTGCTAAAGTAAAATCAGACTATCCAAAACCATGAGCACATTAAAAGTCACTAACGTAAAGCACGAAACAAGTGGACTTAATACCCTTGTATTTGATAATGGTGGAACGTCTGGTGGTAACGGAAGGGTTACTACAAAAGGAACTATTGGAGAAATTACTGCAATCTCCTACGCTTCTACAATTACATTAGATTTCAGAACTGGTAATAATTTTTCCACAACACTTACAGGTAATACAACCTTTGCCAACCCTTCAAACATTTCTGCTGGACAGAGTGGTGTTTTGTTTATAACTCAAGATTCTAATGGAAGTAGAACCGCAGCATTTGGAACGTATTGGGATTTCAGCGATGGTACAGCACCTACATTATCTACAGGTGCAAATGCAGTTGATATGATTGCTTGGATCGCTCGATCATCTACTAAAATTTCTGCACAGTTTGTTGGAAACTTTAGCTGATGAGCAGTATAGGAAGTCCATCACCATTCTTCTTTGGAGGGAAGAAGGCATACGAAGTAGAACGTAGTTTAAGGTTTAATGATGATGATGATACTTACCTTCAAAGAACTGTATCTTCTACGAGTAATAGAAAAACTTTTACTATAAGTGCGTGGATAAAGCCTTCAGAAACTGACAGCAGATTTTTCTTTGCTGTAACAGACACTTCTGGTTATGAATTCTTTTATATAGGTATTAATAGTTTTCATAGACTAGTTATTTTTGATTATGATTATCCTGTTCAAAATGTAGGATTAGTTACAAATAGATTATTTAGAGATCCTTCGGCTTGGTATCATATAGTCGTTGCATTTGATACAACACAAGCAACGAACACTGACAGAGTAAAATTATATGTTAATGGAGTACAGGAAACCAGTTGGTATAACGAAGCTTATCCAGCACAAAACCTTGATACTTTTGTAAATCATACAACTTTTCCAGTTTATATTGGAAAATTGGGATGGGGAGGTGGTAAATATCATGGGTACATGGCTGAATATAATTTTATTGATGGATTACAACTTACACCATCATCTTTTGGAGAAACAGACGTAATAACAGGTCAATGGAATCCTAAAAAATATACAGGAAGTTATGGAACAAATGGATTTTATTTAAATTTTTTAGATAATTCTGGAACGACTGCAACAACACTTGGCAAAGATTCAAGCGGTAACGGAAACAACTTCACACCAAATAATTTTTCTGTAGCTGCTGGTGCTGGTAATGACTCTGTTCAAGATACACCTACTAATAACTGGTCAACGCTAAATCCATTACATTGGAACGTACTTAAAGGTGCAGGTGGTACAGCTAATGGTGCTGACTTTACTCAAGGTAATTTAAGATTTGTTGGTCCTTCTTCAGTAACATCGCCATACAACCGACAGACTGCATCAACTATTGCAGTTAGTTCAGGTGCTTGGTACTTTGAAGCTACTATTGAGAGTATGAATAATGGAGTAGAGATTGGATTTTCTCAAGTAGATGCGATTGACAGTAATGGATATTACACAGGAACTTGGGGTTTTAACCCTTATGATCAACGTAAACTTATTGCTGGAACTGAAACATCTTATGGTGCTCAAGCTAGTGCTAATGACGTATTAGGTTTTGCTTTTGATCTAGATAACAATACTATGGAATTGTTTATAAACAATTCAAGTCAAGGACAGGTAACAAGCCTTGGTATATCTGGAAAAACAGTTATCGTATCGGTAAAACTTGCATTTTCAAATATTAAATATACTTTTAATTTTGGACAACAAGGTTTTGCCTACACCCCACCAACAGGATATAAGGCACTTAATTCAGCAAACTTACCCGACCCAACAATACTGCTACCTAATAAACATTTTGATACTTTGCTATATACAGGTAATGCTAGTTATCCACGAACAATTACAGGTTTACAATTTCAACCAGATTGGTTCTGGTCAAAAACTAGAAACCAAGCTTATGGTCATGCTGTATTTGATTCGGTAAGAGGAACAGGTAGTGCAAAAGGTTTAAGAATTGATACAACTGCGGGAGAAGGTAGTAATGATATTGCACCTTTTATTGATCTTACTTCTTTTAATTTTACAAGTGGAACTGATGGTGGATTTACTTTTGCTCAACCCTCTAACGCAGTTGATGTTGGTAATGGTAATGGTCTTAATTTTGCAACATGGAACTGGAACGCTGGCGATACAGATGGCAAAACTTATACAGTAAAAGTTGTCTCTGATTCTGGTAATAAATACAGATTTGATAATTTTGGAACGTCTGCTGTAACTCTTGACCTTGCAGAAGGTGGTACTTATACATTCGATCAATCTGATAGTTCAAATGCTACACACCCTTTAAGGTTCTATACAGCAGCAGATAAAACTGGTGGAGAATATACAACAGGAGTGACTACAAGTGGTACTGCTGGGTCATCTGGAGCGACTGTAACAATAACAATAGCTGCATCTGCTCCTACGCTTTACTATCAATGCTCTGCTCATGCTGGAATGGGAGGGCAGATAAATACAAACTCAACTCTTGGATCAAGTAACTTTGATGGGTCTAGGCAAGCTACTACAAAGGTAAATACGACTTCTGGATTTTCAATTATTTCATGGACAGGTACAGGTTCTAATTTAACAATTGGTCATGGTTTAGGTGTCAAGCCTTCTGCACATATAACCAAAGCAAGAACAGGAAGCTCTGGCTGTGATTGGTATGTTTACCATAAAGAAATAGGAGCAACACATAATGTTAGATTAAATCTAACAGATGCCTCTAGTGCAACTAGTGATCTTTTTAATAATACAGAACCTACAAGTACAGTTTTATCTATAGGAAATAGCAGTTGTATAAATGAAAATAATGGAACTTACATTACTTATGCTTTTAGCGAAGTAGCAGGGTATAGCAAGTTTGGGTCATATACAGGCAACGGAGCAACTGATGGCACGTTTGTTTTTACAGGTTTTAGACCAGCTTGGATTATGACAAAAAGAACAGACTCCTCAAGTGATTGGTATATTTATGACAATAAAAGACCAGAATTTAATGTAAATAATATTTTAATTAGTCCACATAATGCTCGTGCAGAAATAAGTTATGTATCACTTGACGTCTTATCAAATGGTTTCAAATTGAGAAACACAGGAACTGATATTAATGCTAGTGGAGGTACATTTATTTATTTAGCATTTGCAGAATCTCCTTTCAAAAATGCAAGGGCAAGGTAGTATATAGATATGGCTTTTAAATTAAACGGATCACCTTTAGCTGTTGATGTTGCATTTAAAACATCTGATGGAACTCAGTACCCTGCTAACTGGTTAAGATTATCAACAGCAGATGAGAAGACAGCACTTGGTATTACAGAGGTAGCTGACGATCCAGTGTATGACTCACGTTTTTATTGGGGCAACGGAACTGCAAAAACTCTTACAGATACAAATGAAGTTGATAAGAATGGCGATCCAATATTAGATTCTAACGGAGATCAGGTTGTTACTTTAGGTGTTAAATCAGTATTAAAAGCACAGGAAAAAGATATAGCTGGTAGTTTATTAGCTAGATATGATTGGTACGTTGTAAGAAAAGCTGAGAAATCTACTGCAATACCTACAGCAATCAGTACATATCGTGATGGTGTTAGAACTGCTTGTACAACAAGAGAAACAGAGATTAATAATTGTGCAGATACCGCAGCTTTAGTTACTTTGTATGGATCGACAGAAAAAGATGGAGTTTATACACCGAACATGACACAATATCCAGACGATCCTAATTCTTAGTTGTCATCTGACGTTGCATAACACCTAAAGTTACATAAAGTGGTGCTAATGCCATAATCCCTGTGAAGGTTATAATAGTGACAGGCATTAATGCTTTTAAAAATGCTTCTTTAATCATGTTTCAAAAAATAGCTAACATCCTTAGTATAGTTTCCTTTGTTTTGGTGTCATCTGTCATCGGTGGAGGCTACTTTGGTTATAAATATGTAACATCAGAACAGTTTAAAACAAAATTAATGAACGAGGTCTTGGGTAATGTACAAGGACTAATGCCAAAGATGTTAGACCAAGGATTACCTGATATGACAGGCCCATCTTTACCCACAACAAAACTTCCTAAGTTCTAATGAACTGTTATTGGTGTAATACAGAATTAATAATAGGCGGTGACATTGATATTGAAGATGGGATGGTTGGTTATCCTGAGTTTTCGGTGATGACTAATTTATCTTGTCCTAAATGCCATGCAGAAGTAGAAGTATTAAAGAAAAGAGATGCCTACGACTGAAATCCCTGAGATTATAATTCCAGAGATTCCAACTGTTAATCATTATATTTATACTCC